CTATGTACTCCATGTATATTTGACCTACAAAACAATATTTACCAGCTAAGTTGGAAGGCACTACAAATCTATTATTGCTTGTATCAAAAGCTGAATTTGTATCAAAATGTTCTGCATCAAAACCTACTTTAGTCCAAGTACTTGCACTAATCGTTTGAGCTGAATTTAAATATGCTGAAAAACTCGGAGTATTTGCACCTGCTCCTGCAACCGTATCTCCCGCACTACCAATAGTAATAGTCTTTGTAGCGTCTGTGCCAAGAGGCGAGATTGTTGATACTTTTAATGTGCTCATGTTCCTATCCTATATGCTCCAAAATGTGAGCCTTTATTATCGTAAGTTATAAAAATTTCACTTCCACCACCATAGAGAATCTTTGCGTATAATTCAATATAGTCATCTGAGTCCATATCTATTGTGGTAGCAATATCTACATTCATTTGCGTTCCATTGTTATTTCTAAAATCTATTATTCGCTCCGCATAGAGACTTCCATTTTTATAAATAGAACATTGTCCAAAATTCATTTGTGAAGCGTCAACTTGTAAACGAACTGAACCATAAACAAAATATTTTCCTGCAATAGTAGGAGTAAATTTATCAGAAGCAAATTTACCATTTGAGTCAAATATTTCAGTTCCTAAAGTTACTTTTGTATAGGTGTTATTTGAAATAGTTTGATTCGATGCTGAATGTGCTTCAAAAGCTGGATACAAAAAATTACTCTGTACATCACCACTGCCCAAGGCAATCGTACCTGCGTTGGTTGAACCAAGTGTCAAGGTAGTAGTTCCGCTTCTAGTGTCTATTGTATCTACGAGTATCTTTGACATTAGGCTAGTATCTCCATGGCTATAAAAGCCCAGTCAGCTTCGTCATTATTAGCTGTAACTGTTTGACCTTCACCTTTAAAATAAACTTTGTATTCTGTAGCTGAAGTAGTTGAGGGTGAATCCACATATTGCATATAAACAAGATTTTTACTATTAGCTACTTTAGATTGATCAGAAAAAAAACCATCTGTACCATCACCTAAATTTGTAGAATCTCTATAAATGGTTGCAATAAATTCTTGATCAGATGAAGTTTTATTCATAAAAGCTATTGAAACATAAACCTTAGAACTTGTAGCTGTCGGAGTAATAGTTACTGCAATAGGGGCTGCTACAAAACTTGTTGATGTAGTTGAAACTCCGCCATTACCACTAACTTGAACTACTTGACCAATCTTACCAAAACCTGCTGTCGCTCCTGTAGCTAAGTTTATTGCGTCACCACTCGCTCCTAGCGTTAAGCTAGTACCTGATTGTGGTTCTAAGTTATCTACGAATATTGTTCCCATTATGCTAGTATCTCCATAAGTGTTAAGGTTGAAATTGTACTGTAACTTCCAGACTTACTATTAAATGTATAACTATTACCAGATACTTTTGATTGTAATTTGAAAGTAATTTCACTCGTACTGCTTGGACTATCTAAAAAATTAATACTAAAACCGCCATCACCCCTTTGTGAGTTAGGTGTTCCAGCACTTTGAGCAGCTGTGCCTTGACCAGCAGTTCCAGTTTGTAATGTTGTACTATCTCTTAATATTCTAAAAAAGATATCCATAGCATCACCTGGATTATAACCACCTAATCTAAAATCTATTAAAATTTTACTGCTTGTAGCTGAGGGAGTTATAGCCGCAGTTATAACATCTGCAAAAGATGTACTGCTTATAGTAGCACTACCTGCGCTTACAGTTTGAATTACTTGACCAACCTTACCCCCTCCGAATCCAGTGGCAGTTCCGCTATTTGTTATAGTAGCTCCGCTAGGAATAGTAAATGTGTCACCACTATCACCTAAAGTAAAGGCAGTGCCTGATGCAGGTGATATTTTATTTGTTTTAACTTCATCAGTTACAGTCAATCCCGCACCTGTTGGAACTGTTATTGTGTCACCGCTGTCGCCTAAGGTAACTGTACCATTGTCAGCAAGAGGCGCTAATTTATTTACTTCAAGCGTGCTCATACGACTGTAAGATTACCCTCCACTGTGACTGTTCCTGTAAATGTTACAGGGCCTGCTAAGAATGCATTATCACTTGCAGCTACTGCTACAGTTGATGTTATTGTTGCTAGGTTTTCATAGACTCCATTAAAGGATGTCATCATAGGAGCTGTAATAGATCCTGTTCCTGGTGTTTTAGTTCCTACAACACTATCTAAAAATATAATAAAACAAGAGTCACTACTCGCTAAAGCCGTTGTGAAAGTTATTTGACTCCCGGAAACTGTATAATCATTTGTCGGTTTTTGACGAACTCCATTACGAAGAACTGCGATGTGTTCTGGATTAGACACACTTGTAGATATAGCATACGCTGTGCTGCCGTCTCCTGTTAATGTTTGTACGCTTGTAGTAGATGTAAAATCTTTTGTTAAAATATTACCTATGTAACCCATTCTATGTAATTTCCATAATTGATAAAGCTATGTCTGAAGAGCCTGATGCTGTTAATGAAAGAGTATCAGTAGTTTCCATTACAACTTTATTTCCTGCTAAAAGTTCAAGTGAACCACCTGCGGGAATCGGAGCATTGGTTACTAACTCAACAGTTTGATTAGCTTCATTGTTTGCACCCGCTCTATTGCTAGTGTCAGAACCTAAACTAAGTGTTGCTGTAACTTGTGAAGTTGTTGTATTACCTACCATAATACCAAGAACAACAGTCGTTGTAGAACTTCCTACAGTATAAATAACGTCAGCACTTGTTACATTTGCTTTTGTTACTACTTTAAATGTATTTGCCATCTATATCCTCCTTCCTTTATATTCTATCCAAGGGCGATTGCAAGAGCTGTTGGGTCTTCAGTAGAAAATCCTTGAGCTGTCATCAACGTTACTACTCTAGATAATGCTGCTTTTTTATTCGTACCACCGGCACCATCATCCACTATAATTAAATCAGATGTTGTTAAGTCTGCTCCAATGTCGGAGCCACCATCTATTTCTAATGCTGTTAATGCTACTTTACCTGCTGTAGATATTGTAGCTAATTTTGTATCTGCAATCGCGGCACTTGATTTAATGTCTGCGTTTACAATGTTTGTAATTGTGTTGTTATCTGAATCTATTGATTTGTTTGTTAAAGTATCTGTTGTTGCTTTACCTACTAAAGTATCCGCTGCTGCTGGTAATACTACAGTAACATCTGCTGTAGATGCAGGACCAATCAAAGTTACTGCATTTGTTCCATTATCTGTATCTTCTTTAAATAATATAGAACCTGCTGCAGAAGAAGAACCTGATAAAACAGGTGCTGTCATAGTTTTGTTGGTTAGAGTTTGAGTAGCAGTTGTTCCTACTAATTCTTGATCACTACCATCTGGAAGTGTTAATGTGTTTGTAGCACCCGCGGAGTGAGGCTGTGCTTGTAATTTTTGTGCGTGAGCATTACTTGACTCACAATAAAGTTTTAATTGAGCTCTAGAACCACTGTTGGTTTTTAGGTCAATAACTCCACCTTCAACAGTTAAATCGTCTCCTACAGTTATATCACCGGAAACATCTACATTACCATTGATGTCTATTGTAGTTGCAACTATTTGAATTTCTGTATCTGCAAATAAATCTAATTGACCGTCTGCAGAAGAATTAATACCTAAAGCTGAATCTCTGAAAAGTAATTTGTTTGTGCTGTTTAAGGTAAGACCTGTTCCGTCTGTATGTGTTAGAGTTGTATCTGAGTCAGCACCAAATTTTAAAACTGATGAGTCAGATCCTAGAATTAAATCATTGGGTAATGTTACATCAGAGCTAGCGTCTTCATGCACTGCTTTGCTAGCAGGCATTGTACAAAATACATCTTTTGTTCCTGCACTAAAATTAACAGCACTATCACTATTAGAACTAGAGATAACTGTAGTTCTAGCAAGGGTGTCCGGGGAAGCGTCTGTTATAGTACCTAAACCAATTTCAAATTCTGCTGAACTTCTATGAACAATAGCATAATAGGTAGTATTACTATTTCCTATTCCTGCTACAAATGTTTCGAAATTAGTTTGAGCACCACCTAAATTAACCGTACCTGTGCCGGTTGTAGTGGTAGTCTCTTTAACTCTGTCGTTTAAAACTAAAGCCATGATTTATTATGCTATTCTTAGTATAGCTGTTGAAGCACCTGCTGCAGGAAATTGAATTGTAAAATCTCCGTTAGTAGCAGTTTTGGTTCCCCCAAAGTCTAACACAACAACAAGTTTATCACTATTAGTATCATTATAAATAATTGCGCCAACTGCTGATAAAGTTACAGATGAAAAAACTTCGTCTGCAAAATCAACAAAGGCCGTATTACTTGCAACAGCAACAGCTTGACTATCTAAGGCATTTCCACCAGCAGTATAACTTGTACCTGAAGAAGAAACTTCATTAGAGGTAGTGTATGCAGTGCTTGATGTAGAAAAACCAGAGATGTCTGTGTATAAAGCTATTTTAAAACTATTGCCACCATTAGCAAAATTGTGTGTGCCAGATAAGAGTTCTGATTTGAATGCATCTGGTATTATATTAGCCATTTATAGTCTCCTTTTATTTTATTTTCGGTTGTGGTGATTGTATATCTAAACGAATTGCACCACTTGTGTATTCGTCTCTGCGTCTTCGACCTTGTTGTTCTGCCGCAAACGTTTGAAGTCCTTCTTGATAAGCACTCTCATACAGTTGTAGCATATTATCCGGTCCTTTCAAGTACTTTAGAGTTTCCACCATACATCCATTAATAAGTAAATCTTGAAAATTGTTTGATACATAAGTTGTGGTAGAATCAGAAGTAGTGATAGTACTAGGTTGTTTTATATAGGCTAAAGTTACAACATAAGCTGCATCCGGAGTTGGAGCTACTACCCAATTATCAGAATCCCAATTAGCATAGTATTTAGGAGTACCATAATCAC